TGGAATTCAGTCACCCGTCCTTCGTCGCCGAGGACGGCGTTACGCCGGCCGCGGCGCGCTTCGTCAACGATCCGCATGACGACGCCGGGTTCGATGCGACGCTGGAAGACGATGCGCCGATGAATGCCGGCGAGACCGTCAACTTCGCCTGCGGCCAGTTCGACGCACAATTGCCGGATCAGAACACCACGGGCCTGCCGACATGCCAGATCTCCGTCGACAACGTCACCCGCCAGCTGATGCCGCTGCTGAAGCTGGCGGCGCAGAACCCGGCGCCGATCGGCGTCATCTATCGCTGCTATGTCGCGAGCGACACCCTCGCGCCGGCGCAGATCGTCACCAACATGACGATGAAGAACGCCAACGCCAGCTTCACGCGCGTCACGGCAAACATCGGCTTCGATGATTTCCTCGGCAAGCCGTTCCTCACCTCCACCTACAATCACAAGGATCATCCCGGCCTTGATCGGTAGCGCGGACATCGAGCGGGCGGCCGCCTTCATGACGGCGCGGATCGGCACGCCCTATGAAGATGGCGCCAAGGGGCCCGGCGCCTATGACTGCGGCGGCCTGCTCAGCGAGACGCAGTGGGAGCTGTTCGGGCGCGAGATCGCGATCGGCAATGTGGACCCGAAGGACCTACGCGCCGTCGTCGAATTCGCCGCCAACCATCCGCTGAAGCTGGCGTGGACGCAGCATCAGACGCCGCTGCACGGCGATGTGATGCTGCTGTCGGGCAGCCGGCGCGATCACCACGTCGGAACCTATCTCGCGCTCGATCGCGGCGGCCTGTTCCATTGCGTCGAAGACGGCGGGGTGCGGTTCGACCGCATCAACACGCTGGCGCCACTCGGCTGGCGCAATGTCAGCTATTGGCGGCCGGCGGCATGAGCGCGCGCCTGATCCTGATCGAACATCCGATGGTGCCGCAGCTGGGCCTGCGCGAATTCGTCTGCGCGCCGGGGACGAGCGTGGCACAGGCGCTGGCGCAGAGCGGATGGACGCTGCCGAACCGCACCGTGCTGCTCAACCCGCAGGCGCCGCATTTCGATCTGTACGGCCGGCCGGAGGAATGCCTGATCCACCCCTCCGCCTGGCACGCGGTCGCGGTAAACGACGATGCCCCGATGGTCCTTCTGCGTTGGCCAGGCAAGGGGCAGCAGGCCTCGCAGATCGCCGGCATCGTCGCCTCGATCGCGCTGACGATCTTCGCGCCGGAGCTGGGCGCCTTCGCGCTAGGCCAATTGGGAGTCTCGTCGACCGCCACCGTGCTCGGCATCAGCGCGGCCCGGCTCGCGACCGGTGTGATCCTGATCGGCGGCCAGGCCGTGATCTCCAGGCTGCTGCCGTCGCCCAAGCCGTTCGCGCCGGCGACCAACACATCGCCGACCTATTCCATCAGCGCGCAATCGAACACCGCGCGGCTCGGCGACAAAATTCCCGAGATGCTGGGCCAGAACATGGTCATGCTCGACCTGTTGGCCGCGCCCTATGTCGACTATGTCGACAATCAGCAGCGCGTGATGCAGCTCCTGGGCGTCAGCTATGGCGACGTCAACGTCGATGAGATACGGGCCGACAAAGCGGTGCTCTGGCAATATCCCGGCGGCCCGACCGGCGCCTATCCCGAGATCGAGATCGAGGTGCTCGGTCCCGACGATCCGGTGACGCTGTTCCCCGACAACGTTTTCACGTCGACCGAGGTCACCGGCCAGACCGTGCTCGGGACCAATGAGGCGGACACCGGGCCGATCGGCCCGTTCAATGCCTCGAACGCCGGCCAATACGCCAAGCATTACGAGGTCGATCTGGAGCTGGTCCTCTACACCCAGGACGATAGCGGCCATATCAAATCGGCCAGCATCTCCTATGAGATCGAGGCGCGGGCGATCGACAGCGACGGCAATCCCACCGGCACCGCGCTATGGGCCAGCGTGCTGGCCGAGACGCTGAGCTATGCGCGGCGCGAACCGGTGCGGCTCGCCAAGGCCTTCGATACGCCCACCGCCGATCGCTACCAGTTCCGGATGACGCGGACGAACCCGAAGGCGGTCGACACCAAGACGACAGACGTTCTGCAATGGGCCGGGTTGCGCGCCTTCCTGCCCGGCAAGGCCGACTATCCGAACCAGACCAAGATCGCCGTCCGCGCCACCGGAACCGCCAATGTCAACGGCAGCGCGCTTCAGAAGATCAACGTGATCGGCACCCGCAAGCTGCCTTCCTGGGATGCGGGGACGCAAACCTGGACCGCGGCCGTGCCGACCAGCCAGATCGCGGCCGCCGCGCTCTACATCTGCCGCACGAAGCTGGGCTTCTCCGACAGCGCGATCGACTTCGCGACGCTGCAATCGTTGCAGGAGACCTGGACGGCGCGGGGCGACGAATACAACGGCGTCATCGACTCGCCGGACAGCGCGTGGGACACGCTCCAGGCCGTGCTGCGCGTCGGACGGACCAGGGCGGTGCTGACCGGGATCGGCGTCACCTTCGTGCGCGACGAGGCCAAGACGGTTCCCGCCGTCGCCTTCAGCCCGCGCAACATGCTGCCGTCGTTCAACGTCGACTTCAATTTCGACACCAAGACCGCGCCGGATGCGATCATGGTGGACTTCATCGATCGGCGCAGCCGGAGCACCAATTCCGTGCTCTGTGCGCTGCCCGGATCGACGGCGACGATCGACACCGCGCCGCATGTCCAGATCAAGGGCATCACCGACCGCAGCCACGCCTGGCGCGAGGGCATGTTCACGATCGCCGATGGCTATTATCGCCGCGTCGGACCGAATTTCCGCACGCGCACCGAAGGCCGTTTCTGCCTGTCGGGCTCACTGGTGAAAGTCACGCATTGGCTGGGCGAATGGGGCGACGCGGCCGACGTGATCGCACTCTCACCCGGCGCGACGGTTGGCGGCGTGTTCCAGGATTTCCTTTCGCTCAATCAGCCCTGGTCGCGGCCGGACGATGCGGCCGACGACGACGCAAACCTGATCCAGTTCTCGGCGCCAGACGGCAAGGTCTATGGCCCGGTGTCGTTCGATCTCGTCGACGACGGCGAAACGACCGGCATGGCGATCGTCAAGCTGCTCGACAGCTCGGCGCTGACGGGCAAATACGCAGGCCTTCAGCCGCGCCAATGGGGCGATTGGTCGGACGGCGAGATGCGGCTGGTGCGCGAAGACGGATCGCTAACCCAGGTCGAACCCCCGCGCGCCAACCTCGGTGTCGGCGAGAAAGTCCCACAGTTCGCCATCCTTCAGACCATGAAGCCCGATGGCAAGTCCGAAGAGGCGGACGTCACCACCTTCCTGGACGATCCGCGCGTGCATTCGGCCGACGCCGGCGATCCGCCGGCGGAGACGGGCGGTCCCGAGAGCACGCTCGGCGCCGACCTCGTCATCACGAGCATCGACATCGCTGAAAGCATCGTCGGCGGAAACTATCGCGTGACATTCACGGTCCACGGCGCAACCGACGCGGCCACTTTCGAGTCGATGTGGCGCGCCGCTACGGCTACGACCTTCATCGATCGCCAGGCCGGCCATGCTCGGACCTTCTCTCTCGACTGGTCGGCGGCGCAGACCGTGACTGTCCAGGTGCGGGCGCAGGGCGCGGCCGGGTTTGGCCCTTGGTTCCCGCTGTCGCTGCGCGTGGACGGCACGGCCGACACGACGCCGGCCGACGTCGGCACCATCACGGGCGTGTTCGCGACCGACCATAGCGGCACGACCTATGTCTGGGCCGTCGTGAGCGGCGCGGTGGGCTACACGATCCAGAAATTTGCCCGCACCAACGGCAGTGACAGCTTTGCCCAAGTCGGCGACGACGTCACGCGCTACACCAACAGCTTCCACTACTACGCCAATGACGAGATCGCGGATGGAGGTCCCTGGCATAATTTCTACATCCGCGTGAAGGCGTTCAACGCCGCCGGCAGCAGCCCCGATTGGACAGACAGCGACCATGGCACATGAGCCGCTAGACATTTGTCCAGCAGGAGCGCGCTTGCGCGCGCGCGTAGGGTGCCAGATATGAGCCTGCTGACGCCCACACAACGCCAGTCCCGCTGGGAAAGCGATCTCGATACCCAGCACGCCATCGTCCATGGGCCGGCGGCCGGCGTGGGCTCGACTGTCCTCACCGACAACGGTTACGTCCCGACCCTCCCCAAGATACTCGGCGACATGGCGGCGCTCACCGCCAGCATCGTTTGGTTGGGCTCGATCGCATTGACGGCCGGGACCGACGCGGCGGCGGCAAACACGGCGTTGATCCAGGCCGCGCTCAGCGGCGGCGGCTATATCTGCATTCTCGCGGCCGGCACCTACTATGTGAACGACACCCTGGTGTTGCATTCCGACACGCAGCTTCAGCTCGGCCCCAACACCCGGCTGATGATGGCCAACGCCACGAACAAGTCGATGTTCACGACGCTGTCTTTCCAGACAGCGCCCTCCGCGGTGACGTTGACCTGGACGTCCGGCATGACGGCGTCGGTGAACTGGGTCGGGCACGGTCTGACGTT